GCTTGTAGTACATCTATATCACTAGTCCAACTAGCACTATCTGCGTTATATATGGTTTGATTCACATTTGAATCAATCATATCCGCGTTGAATGAACGTAAGATTGCTGGTGTGATTGCACCAATGTTATTGTTAGGAAAGTCCTGATTATTATCTGACTTCAGTTGGGTTTTACTTAATTCTGCCATATTATTCTTATTTGTAAATTTAATCGAATATTATTTCAAATCCACTACTATATCCATCGGAGAATGCACCACCTATTGTTCTTCTTGGTGATTCAATTACTCCGATACCTTGTTCCATTAAGTGTCCTTTACAACACTTAACATCATATATATCTTCATTAAGACATAGACAACCTCTTCTATTATTCTTTGGCGATGATAAACCTAAAGTAGGTCCTATATAGATACCACTTTCGTTCTCTCTATTAACAGAATAGCGAAGGTTTCCATTACGTGAATTTGACCATTTACCCATTAGATGAATTTGTTTATCTTTAATAACAACGCAAATCCCAATTATACTTATGCCCCTTGCCTTTTGATATTCTCTCTATGGATTAGATTATCTACCACTGCTTTATCTGATTTATATGCTAGATAAAGTAAGCACATCTCTAAGGGATATCCAGTTACTTCGTTGAATTTGGTAACGTCACCCCCTGCAAGTTCAATAATTGTTTGGTAACTTCCCCACTTTTTTGCAAAATTAGCTTGGTGTTGGGATGATTGTCCAGCTCCTTCAAATAGTTCGGGATAGAAGTTACTAAGTCCGTTGACAAATGAAGAAAAAAAAACAATGCTCCAAAGTGGATATCCATTCCCCATTGACTAATCTCTTTGGTATTATCAATACCTGAAGTGTATGGTTCTATACTATATAACTCTCCTGTTTGTTCCGTAATAGGACGATATAGTATATTCATTATCTTTACCCAATTATCATCTATTGCAAGTGTATCGTACTTACTAATATCCAAATACGAACCATAACTCATTTGAGATAGGTTAGGTTCAAATCCCCACTTAACCCCTTTCCATTCTACTATTGGAACTAATTCGTGGTCTACCTTACTAATGAATGTACCCAATTCATTTCTTAACATATTGTAATCGTTTATCGCTATACCTTTTAGATATTGTGCATCTAAACCACAAAGGGTATGTAACATAACTGCTACCATTGCCTCTTCATCATCACCATAGTTAGTTAATTCCTTTTGAAGTGCAAGATAGGTTTTAAGTGATATACCATTCCAATCTGTTGGAATTGTTAGTGTTATTTGTTTGTTCATATTGTTATTTTAATTAAATCTTGTTGTGTTATTCATTAACTGATGTATAGTAAGTGTGAGTTGTCTTATCTTCGCATCTCCGTTTCTTACATACGCATCCATTGCTATTATCTTTGCTTTAAGTTCTTCATTCTCTAATCTTACTCCCTGTGCAAAGAGGATTAAATCCTTTAACTCCTCTTCTGTCCACGTTTGTTTTCCAGTCATATTTAGTTGTTTAACTAATTAGTTGTTTAACTAATAACGAACTCCTCCAATAGAAAGTGCGTATGTTCCTTTCTTCTGTGCAGTTTGTGTTAGTTTCATTAAGGCAACATATCTAAGTGCATCCATTAAATGGTCTAATCCTTCTTCAGGTACATCAGTTGTGTATCCATGTTTATCCGTACTATACTGATACCCATACATCTCATTGATTAGATTCTGTGATGAACGTAGGATATTTATCTTCCAGTTTTGTAATACTGATATACCAAACTTAATAGAATCAGGTCCTTTCTTTACTGCCTTAGTGTTGAATCCCATACGATATAACTCTTCCACACTTCGTGGCTCAGATGAATCACACCATATTTCATAGGATTTATCTATACCGAATCTATTCAATCTATCCGCAATATCTTTCATTACTAATCCTCTTTCATAAAGTACTTCCTCTACATAAAGGTTTTCGTTACCATCCTTATATACCGCAACAACTGCAGTAGGGTCTTGTGAATATCCCCAGTCTAAACCAAATCCAACGAATTGAGTTTCATTCTCATCCCAATCTTCTATAATACGGAACTGATATATTGCCTTATCGTTTGCAGTGAACTCACCCTTACCATAGATACTCCATAGTTTTGGATTCTTATGTTGTAGTGCCTCAATAGAATCAACCATCTCTTTAGGTAGAAATGGATTATCGCTATAGGTAGTTACATACCTATCACACTCTACCATTGTTCTTAACCAATGATATGGCGAGACAGTAGGGTTGTATGAAAGTATTATCTTACCTGATGTACGGATTGATAATTGGAAATATGATTCCTCATCCATTTCAGATGCTTCATCTAACCAAAGGATATCCGATTTAAACCCCCTTAACTTATCAGGGTCATCTGTGTTTACAAAGGTGAAGGTAGAACCATTCTCCATCGCATAAACCCTCTCAGTTGAGTTCCAGTCATCTTCCTTCCATATTCCTAATTCAATTAGTATATCTTTGAAATCCTTGATGTTAGTTCTCTTGAGTGAAGGTATTGTCTTTCTGACTATGGAGATGTTTCTTTTAAATTCTATCCCTTGCACGATTAACCATTGTGCGATACCATAACTCTTTCCACTACGTGTACCACCAATGCATTGTACTACTCTTTGTTTGGATTCTTGTAGATGTTCAAAACTAACTGTTGTCTGAATGTTTACTATCATTAGTCTTTTTGATTTCTATAACTACTTTCTCTACTCTATGTGTCAGTTCACCTTCTAAATCAATCTTCGTTTGTTTTGGTATAACATAATCGATGAAACGAGATGATAACCGCATTGCCTCAGCAGGGTCAGTCTTTCTTATCTTATCTAAATCCTTTTCAATATGTTCTAATTGATTACCAACGATTCTAGTTATAATCTCTTTAATCTCTGCAGTGGTTTTATTCTGTGCACCTTTTGGACGTCCATTCTTATTTCCACTCTGTCCCTTTTGAAATGCCATAATTGTTTTGTTTAGCGTTGTAATTTACAATAATAACACTATTGAGGGGTTTTGTATTGAAAGGTAAATCCTTTATAGGTCTTTGATACCTTATGTTTGTGTATCTTACCTTCTGTCACTCTTAACATTTTATTAATCGTTGCCCGATGTAATCCTAATCCAATTGCACATGTAACAATACCATCCCATTCACTATGCATTTCCCCACTCTTTGCATGAAATACTATTACCGCTCTTCTCTTTAATTCTGCAGCCTTCTTAACTCCATTCTTCCTAATAGCATCCCACTTACCATCCTCTACTAATTTATGGCCAGTAACCAATCCACCTTTCTTATACTCGTGTTCTTTAAATGGTCCTCTCTTCCTTCCTGCCTCTACTACTCTCATATAGTTTTGTGATTTGTTCCAACCATACCCATCTCTTTTATTTAATTCCTCTTCCATTACAGTAGCGGTAACGATGTCTGAAACCTCTATGGTTTCTGATACATCTCCTTCAGTATAACCTTGCATACGCAATCTTTCTCCTAATGCATTGGTACAACCCCACTTAACTCCTTTTATATGATATAGTGTAAACATTCTATTTTCTTTTTATTCATCATGTGAAAATCCATTTGGGTATTCCCTTTGTCTTTGTATCTTTCTATCTAAGATATTCCAATTAATCTTTTGTCTTTCAGTTGCATTAACTACCTTTATCCAATACTGATAATCTTCATCAGTTTGCATTAGGGTGTATATCCTTTCAAAGTATTCTCTCCATTGTTCCATTGTCATCTTATTCCAAAAGGGATACTCACTACGGATTTTGGTTTTCTTTTCGAAGTACGCAAGATAGTATGGATTATCTTTAGAATGTATAAAGGGTTTGATATCTTTCTTTTTATCAACTGGGGTATATGCTTTATTTTTAGTATAATATACTCTGCCTGATTTAGCAGTTCTTTTCCACTCACTTGGCATTGTTAATTGTTTTTTTGTTGTTACCTCTACCATTACTATGTCTACCTGCATCTCTCTGATGTTTATTATTCTCTGCGTGTGTAACCCATTCTAAATTATCTATATGATTATTACAACGATTGAAATCCTTATGATTTACACAAGGTTTAAGTAAGGGATTGGGAATAAAGTATTGTGCAACTAAACGATGTACCTTTACATTCTTTATCTTACCACTATTATGTTTCATATTAACTTTAAGATACTCATATCCAAAATCACAACCTTTCATTATAAATTCAGGTCTTAGTTTCTTACCACCTCTATTACCGACAGGAGTTTCTCTTTCTAAACTTTTTACTCTACCGAAATTTGATATTTCATATATTTTGAAATCCTCTACGGGTTTCCATATTTCATCTTTCATATTATTTATTTTATCGTAACTTATTTAGAATCGTTTTAATTAAATCTTCCCTATTAGAGAAATGTAATACTAACATTACCACATCAAAGGAAAGTGCAATGGAAATCCATACCAAAGCAAATATAAGGTATATTTTGAAAATCCATTGCAGTATTCCCCGTTTCTCTTTCATACTCTCCTAGTAATATTATTCATCATCTCCTTTAAAGGGATTATCAATTACAGTTTTTAAATACTTTCTTATCTTCTTTACTGCAATGAAAGTGGTTGATTTACTTATACCGATTTTCTTTGCAGTTTCATCTAAGGTATCTGAACTCATCCAATATAGTTCAAAGATTTTACCTGATGGCCACATTCTAGTTCTTTGTAAATCTTTTAGTTCACTTAGGACTTGATTATGTGCTATTTCTAATTTTGTATCAAATTCAATATCGTAGATATCATCATCTGGTAAATCTTTCATCTTCTCTACGATAATAGTTTTATTCAACTTCTTAGTCTTATTCATAAACCTACTATGAAGGAATTTATTACAATAGAATATATTATATGAATCTTCGTAAAATAGTTTTGGATTACATTTAACATGAAGATATTCAAATAACTCCTGCACTAAATCTTCACTCTCTTCACGATTCTTTGTTAGTTTCCTTGCTTCGTTTAGTAACCATTTATGTTTAGTTTTATAAAGGACTTCTAATCTTTTACTACACTCTGATATTAATTCTTCACTTCCACTTATCATTTATTACTTATATAGTTACGAAGAGTATCTATTGCACGAACCCAATGTCCTGCAGCAGATTGACACATGCATGGTTGGACTTCTCGTTCTCCTCTAATGTGATTAAACATATTCCAAACGTAACCTGCTTTGTTTTCTGGTATTCTAGTAGATATCTCACTCAATACCGATTTCAATTCAGTTAATTCTGCTTCATTTAATTCCATAACTATTATTTTAATTTTGGTGAAGGTATTGGACCTTTTGGTGTAGGAGTTCCAACTTGTGTAGTTGGTGCATTACTGATATCAATAGGACTATTAAAATCTAAAAATTGTTTGATTTGTACAATTCCTGGATGATTACCCGGAAATGCTATTCCTAACATTGAAAGGATTAAAACTAAATCATTTACTGATGTTAATTTAGTCCAATCAATCATATAGGCTTTATCTGATTGTGGTGTTTGACCTGGGTTTAGTACTCCATTTATATCTAAAAATGAACTACCACTTACTGCTGATGTAATTTGTGACATATTGTTTGTTTTGTTTAAAATAATTTGATATCATTACACCTTCCATCATAGGAAGGATTTGTTAATCTGTTCAGAAATTGCTTCCTAGAACAGCAACCGCAATCATTTAAATTGAAGAAGGTTTTAGCAATAAAGAGTGATATTTTTTCACCATAACCTAAACTGAAGAAATGGATACCTGATTCAACCCAATCGCCTAAACGAATGGATTCTTTAAATTGTTTGATACGATTCATTGTATTGTGTTTGTATAGCTATAAGTATATACAATCTGAGTTTACGAAAAATTAACCCATTCCCGAAACTCTAGGTTTAAGATTACTAAATGCTCTTTCCCTTAAATCATTTAATCTTGTTGATGGAGCTATTTCTAAATCCTTTGGTCCCCAAGCTAATTTAGTATAATGAGTTTTTCTTAATTGATAAAAATCTGATTGAAGATTTTTATTTAAGTAATCTCTCATATTATCCTGTAAGTTATTTAAGAACTGCTCTACCTTATC